CATCATTCCTACGCGCCAGCCTCAACCTATGGGTCACGGTTGCCCGCGGTTGGATCGCACCCGGACGCTGGCCCGAACTTGAGCACCGCGGCCCAATCCCAATGGGCGGCATCATCGCCGTCGAGGCATCCCTGGACGACAGCCGATACGCAGCTGTACGCGCCGTCAACCTGCCCGACGGACGCACCGTCTGCACCATCGCATTCGTCGTCGACACGATCGGCGAACTCTACGACCGCCTGGCTGACGCAGCCGCCGACCCGTCAGTCAGGTTCGCCATGTCGCCAAGCATTGACGCAATCTGCCCACCAAACTTTGAGCGCCGCCGCGTCATCGTCGGCTACGCCGAACTTGGCAAACTCACACCTGTCGTGCGCGACCTGATCAACCAGGGGCGCCTGCTGCACACCGGGGAAACCATGCTCGCCGAACACGTCCAACGTGCTGTCGCAGTCAAAACACAAAACACCCTGGTGTTGTCATCACAACGCTCACCCGGCCCGATCGAGCTCGCACGATGCCTGGTGTGGGCGGCAGGAATAGTTGCTCGACCTGCACAAACAGGCAAGCCGATGATCGTCAGCGTGTAACATTCACCGCGTACCCGCCCGCGCCTTTCGTCGGGAAACGGTGTCCATCGGGCGGGTACACACAAACGTGCAACGCCTGTGGCACACTTGTGCTATGGCTCTGTTCAGCAAAAAGACCGCTGCAATGTCTACGCACAAGGACACCAAAGTGACGGCTGCGGTCGGCGGCACCCTGTCGCCCGGCTACTCGAGCAACAACGGTGGCGTCAACATGATCGGCCAGTACTACACCTACGTCGAAGGTGAGGCCCGCAACCGCGCCGTATCAGTACCCGCAATCAACCGTGCGCGCGACCTCATGGCCTCCGTCATCAGCTGCATGCCGTTGAAAATGTACAACGAAGTGTGGAACGAATTAGACGAAGAAATGACGAAAGTGCACATCGCACCGCGCTCATGGCTACGTCGACCCGACCCGACTGTCCCGTACAACTTCATCATGTCGTGGACGTTTGACGACTTGTTCTTTTTTGGTCGCGCATTTTGGTACATCACATCACGCACCGCCGACGGCTACCCCGCCAGCTTCACCCGGCTACCAGCAGGATCCATCACCACCACCGACCAGGCTGGCCCCGTATGGTTCGCACCATCCAACCAGGTCTACTTTCAAGGCGGCGAACTTGATCCCGCGAACCTTGTCCAATTCTTGAGCCCAACCCAAGGCCTTGTTTATTCGGCGCCAGGCGCAATTGAGACCGCGCTAAAAGTTGAGGCCGCACGCAACCGCAACGCATCATCAGCCGTCCCGGCAGGCATCCTCCGACAGACAGACGGCGAACCATTGAGCGCCCAAGAATTGTCAGACATGGCGCAACAATTCAACGCCGCCAGGGCCACCAATCAAACGGCCGCCCTCAACCAGTATTTGACGTACGAACCAACGACGATGACACCTGACAAAATGCTGTTGATCGAGAGCGCCAACTACTCGGCACTTGAAGCTGCACGCCTGGCAAACGTCCCGCCATACCTTGTCGGCGTATCCACCGGATCGTATTCATATCAGTCGTCACAGCAGGCGCGCGCCGACCTCTACATTTTTGGCGTCAAGCTTTACGCCGAGGCGATCGCCGCAACCCTGTCAATGGACAACGTCCTGCCCCGCGGCACATACGTCGAATTCGATGCCGACGAATACCTGTCCGAAAATTACATGGCTGACAAAATGGATCAGCCGTCCGACGTCAACATCCAAGAAAACACACAGCAAAGGATCGCCAACCAATGATCAAATTCACCAGCACCGACTTCAGCATTACCGCAGGCAAAGGAGCAGGCCGACGCGAAATCTCAGGCGTCGCCGTCCCCTACAACGTTGAAGCGACCGTTGCATCCGGGCAATCCGTCATCATCAAGCCAGGCGCACTACCCGTCGAAGGCAAAGCCCCGCGCCTGTTCATGTATCACGACAGCACAATGCCCGTCGGCGTCGTCACAGAGCGCGTCGACACCGCAGACGGCATGATGTTCACCGCCAAAGTGTCGGCATCCAGCCAAGGCCAAGACGCCATGACCCTGCTGGCTGAAGGCGTCATCGACCAGGTCAGCATCGGCATCAACCCGACCCGCTTCAGCTTCAACGACGAAGGCACCATGATCGTCGAGGCCGCCGACTGGATCGAACTGTCGCTCGTCCCGGTTGGCGCATTCGGAGACGCAGCTGCGATCACCGAAGTCGCCGCAAGTATCCACCAAGAACCCGAAGAAATCGGCAATACTGAACAAGAGACCCCACAAGAGGAGACACCAGCAATGGAAAACGCACCAGTCGTCGAGGCCGCCGCAGTTGAGGCCACGATCCCAACCGCACCGATCCCCGCGCAGCCCAAGCGCGAATTCAAGCTGCCGTCGGCAGGTGAATTCATGGCCGCCTACCACATCGGTGGCGACACGTTCAAGAACTTGAACGCAGCCGTCGCAGAATTCGCCAAGACGCAGCGCACCCCGTTGCAGGCGGCCGCAGGTGACGTCCTCACCACCGACACGCCAGGTTTGCTCCCTGTCCCGTTGCTCGGCCCATTGGTACAGGACGTAAATTTCCTGCGCCCAGCGGTCAATGCGATTGGCGCACGCGCTTATCCGGACGGCGGTGCATCAAAGACGTTCATTCGACCGACGATCACCACGCACACCAGCGTTGGCACGCAGTCGACCGAATTGTCGGCCGCATCCGCAACCACGATGGTCATTGCAGCAAACACCATTAGCAAGACCACCCTCGCGGGCCAGGTCACGCTGTCGGTGCAGGACATTGACTTCACGTCACCTGCCGCGATGCAGCAAATCCTCAACGACCTGATGGGCGAATACATGATCGCCTCGGACAACCTGTGCGCCGACAACCTGCTGGCCGCAGCAACATCGTCGGGCGTGTGGGACGGCACCCTTGCAGACCTGCTCACCAGCATCTACGACGCCGCCAGCGACATCTCCAGCAACCGCAACTGGCTCCCAACCCACATTTTCGTGTCGGTTGACGTTTGGGCACAGCTCGGCAAGTTGGCTGACTCGACCGGACGCCCGGTGTTCCCGTTCATCGCCAACGGCCTCTCCGGACAGAACGCGCTCGGCGCAGGCTCCGCAGCAACCTGGAACGGCAACCCGCTCGGCCTCGAGCTCGTCGTGGACAGCAACTTCGCTGCCAAGACCATGGTCATCACCCGCGTCGGTCAGGGCCAGGGCGATGCCTACGAGTTCTACGAGCAGCAGCGCGGCCTCATGTCCGTCGAGCTGCCGTCGACGCTCGGACGCACGTTCTCGTACCACGGCTACGTTTCCACGTTCGCCGCAATCTCGGGAATGATCCGCAAGATCACCCAGGCCTAGTCGAGGGCGGGGCTACCGCCCATGGCTACCTACACGGTCACCCACAAATACCTGGTGGACGATTACGCCGTCCTACAGCTTCTCACCCCCTCCGAGATCGCTGTGGGCGGCGCAATCACCGTCGCATCCGTAGACGCAACATTCAACGGCTCCTACACCGTCTACGCGCTCCCGCAATACCTGTACCTGGGTGTCGATACTGAAGGCGACCTGCTTTACGACTACAACATCCCGATCGCCAACCAGGTGCTGTACGCCAAAACGGCTTCAGACGTCGAGCGCGTCGCATCTACTGGCACTCTCACTTACACGCCGACCTGCACATGGATCACCGCAGCAAACATTGAAGATTGGCTGGGCATCGGCACCGCAACCGCAGGCGACGCCGCATTCTTGACCCAATGCGCGTCAGCCGCCAACCAATTTTGTTATCGCCGTCGACAGGAAGCCGGGTACGTTGACAGCGTTAGCACCAGCCCATCAGGCGACGTCACCCTGGGCACGATCATGTATGGCGGCGCCCTGTACCGTCAGCGCGGTTCGATCGACCAGTTTGCGTCGTTTGACGGCATGGCCACGGCCCCAGTCGTCGGCCTATCAGGCATGGTGAAACAGTTGTTGGGGATTGACCGACCGCAGGTGGCGTAATGCCTGTCGCCTACACCGACCTGTTCAACGAGGCGATTGACGACTTGACCGCCACGCTGCAAACCATCACCGGGCTACAAGTCGTCAACGACCCGCGCAACATCGTCCCGCCGTGCTGTTTCATCGACGCACCATCCTGGGTGTCGTGGAACTACAACATCGTGAAGCTCACGTTTCCCATCAAGGTGTTGACGCTCGGCCCCGCAAACCTTGACGCCCAACGATCGTTACTAAACATGTGCGCGCAGCTCTTGACAAAAAACGTCGCCGTGACGGGCGGCCGCCCAACCGTGCTTGATATTGGCGGATCGATCTTGCCTGCCTA